CATCTCCATGACTGGAGGCGTGCCAGTGTTCCAGAATTTCTACCGGTCGTATTGTAGATATGGTGTGGAACACCGGTTACGTGACCAGGTCCAGTCCTGGGGAGTGCGTAGTCTCCAACAAGGGTTGGATCGGCAGTTCGCCGAACCGACCCCTGAGACGCGCGCCAGTTTTTACTGGGCCTTCGGTGTCACACCTGATGAACAGATCGTCTTGGAGCAATTCTACGATGGGTTGGAGCTTGACTTCAAGTCGCCTGGTGACTTTAAGTTTCAGACGCCGATGCCATTGTAGCGGGAAAAGCCCGTAAACGGAGACTGTTCATCGCGTGGAACCTGTGAGGATGGCGCCGTGCAGTCGTTCGGCATTCTGGATAGCACGTAAATATTTACACTCAAAGAGAAACGTTTTGGGCCTTTTAACCACGCGACCCACAGCTATGACGGGCTTTTCCCGCTACAATGGCATGGGAGTTTGGAATTCGAACTCACCAGGCGACTTGAATTCAAATTCCATGCCATCGTAGAAATGCTCCAAGACGATCTGCTCATCGGGTGTGACACCGAAGGCCCAGTAAAAACTGGCGCGAGTAGCAGCAGACGGTTCGACGAAATGTCGATCCATGCCTTGCTGCAGACTACGCACTCCCCATGATTGGACCTGGTCACGCAACTTGTGTTCAACACCATATCTACAGTACGACCGGTAGAAATTTTGGAACACAGGCACGCCTCCCGTCATGGAAATGCCCCCCTGTCCTACAGCGTGCATCCAACCGCGAACCATCTTCTCATTTTCCAGGTGATGCACACTCATAGTGTCCTTGGCAATTGCCCACTTGGGGTGCCTCACCATCAAATAATCATCTGGTCCGGGTCCGATGTAGACAGGATGTGTCTGGCAGAACTCTATTTCCTCGAAGGTGTAACACGGTTGTTCAACAGTCATGTTGAAGCCCATGACTCTGAACCAGCCGTCCAAACCCCAAGAAAATTGCTCCAAGTCATCGGCCTCCATGAAGACGACACAATCGTCGCCATTGTTGGCCAACAACGTCCTGACACCCCTATCGATGGAGTACTGTTTGATCATTGAGCACATAAGGATGCAGTTCCCAAGTGAGGTGTTCATGTCCCCAGACATGCGACCTCCGGTCTTGGTGTACTTCAATCTGCCATCTTCTGTGTACCCAGTGCACTTGTTTTCTACCTGCCAAGACAACAAGCTCCTCAACTCATTGCGGCGGGACTCATGGAAACAGTGCGGGTAGATGGAGTGCTCCCACT